CCATTTTATTGATGGATTGGATGCATAAATATTAACTGTTTGTTTAGTATTGTATTTTCTAGAAAATCTGTTTAATAATAAATTAATATCATCTAATATTTCTTGTAAGGATTTATTTTTATGTTTCAACAGATTAAATATATATCTCGTAAAAAAACTCCCCGTTATGCTAGCTATACTATCCTGATGAGATAAAGATGAAGATATACATATCATATTAGATTTAATAAATAGTTCAGATTCTAATCTATAAACATTATCCGTTAATAAATAAGGTAAATTTAACCCATTAGATTCACAACAGTCTAGAATAACAAGACATTGTTTAGTATTTTTATACAGATCTCTAAAATTGTCTAAACTATATAATGAATAATCAGGAAGAATGATGTTTCCATTCTCGCTATGCCCTGTATAATATACTAAAGTATATTCGGATTCTGTTTTAATTACAGATTCAAAGTTATTATAATATCCTAAACTAGAATATTGGGTATATATATTCTTATCTTTGGAATCTTCAATAAAACTAAGGATATCAGAATGAACAGTCTCCTCTAAAATGGCGGTTCTCAACATATCCGTTTTTAAATCTGATCTAATATCAGTTATAATTGATATATCTACATCATCAAATTCATTATTTTTAAGAAATTTATAAGCTAAATATAAATCTATTATAATACCAGGTAGTTTTTTCTCACCACTATATTCAAAACCAATTAATATAGCCTTCATATTAATTGTATAAATCTATCTTTTATCTAAAAACTTTATCTTTAATATTTTCTAATACATATTTATCTCGATTACCTTCTATCTTACTACATGTTATAGGATGAATTGGTTCAGAACAATAATAATAAACTGTCCCGTTAGAATCCGTTAATGTCTCACATCTGAATTTTGCAACCACATAAATATGTCCTTGACTGTTCATTAATCGTATTATAGTACTATCATCCTCAATTACTATATAACTTTGATTATTTTCTTTATTTAAAGCTAAAGTAACTGAAGGAGGATCTAATTTTCCTTTAACCCACATAACTCTGATAGGGTCATCCTTTTCCATTTTATATTAAAAAAGATGTTTTAAAGTATTTTATCCCTTCATTAGTATAGGTATAAGGTCTTTTCAATGATTTATATATATAACAGATCTATATATATATATATAGGTTGAATTCATTCTTTATATTTTCTATCTTTAATCATATTAGAATAAATATCCTTTTAACGATGATAAGTTTTACCATATTAAAAATTTTATATTATTAAAAATGAGACACGGAAAACAATGTCATGAAAAGAAAAAATGTCATAAAGTTCCAAAGTGTCTTAAAGCACAGAAGTGCCCACAAATAATTCATGTCGGTTCAAATAAAAAATATAAGCAGATAAGTGATGCCATAAAATCACTTAAGAACAAATTTATATTAAGAGATGTCATCATAAAAGTAGATTCTGGAACATATGACCCATTTAAAGTGGATGAATACGTATATATCAACGATGATGTAGGAACAGTTACTATACGGGGAGATACTAGAGAAATAGCTGCAAAAACATATCTTAATCTTTCTTGTCCGGGCCCTTTCCCTGATCAAACCTTAACTTACAGTCCTGATGGAGATAATACCATTATAGAAATAAATCCTGCACCCGATCTTGCAAAAATGGGGTTAGTTGTTGGAGATAAAGCTGTACTTTATAATGCCGATTTCACCAATGTTTTCCCGACATTAAGGTTCATAGAAAAGACAGTATTGAATGTCGAAGATAATAAGTTTATGGTTGAAGGATTAATAAATTATACTTCAGAGGGAAGTGCTGTTACATTCTTACCCAATGTTAATGTAAAATCATTCTCTGTAGATATGGGAGGTTACGCGATTTCTGTATCAAACCCCTGTAAAATAATAGGTATAACAGCAGAAGAACCAGATGATAAAACAACCCCAAATATAGTTGGAAACATAGTAATAAATAGTGGAACAGAATTAGAGTCTTGTGTAGCCAAAAGTACAACAGGTATATTAACCTATCCTTTAAGCGAATCCGATATAAAATTTGTAAATGCTCATGCATTACTTGTTAATAATAGCGATAAATTACTCCTTAATAACTTTACTACTCTTGGTACAGGAAGTGACAATCAATTTCTTATACCTGGAACAATTAGTATAACTAACAGTGTAGCTGAATTAAGAGATGTTAATTCAATAGGGTCCGTAGGAGCAGGAGCAAGTGGTGGAATTGAAATGTCTATAGATAATAGCGAAATACTTTTGTCAGGTTCGGAATTAAATTTAATCGGTGATAATGCTACAAAAAAAATTTCCGCGTTTCAAAGTAATATTAAAACAATCCAAATGACTATAAATATTTTTCGTGGATTCTACGGGATTGATATTTCAAATGGAAGTACTTTTAATGGTAATCCTCAGTTATGTCTACAAGAAAACGCAGTAGTAGGTGTAAATTTGTCTAAAAATAGCGTTTTCAATTACAGTAATATTGCAAGTCAATCATTTATCGTTCCAATATTTTGGGGGATTAAATGTGATCATAGTAGTGCTGATATTTCTGGACTAACTATTGAAAAATATAAGGCTGGTGTATCAGCGGCAGAATTAAGTGGAATAGTATTGAAAAATTTTATTCTGAAAGATCCTCAAGTAGGAGCTACAGATTATTGTATTGATGAATCGTCAACTATAGTTAATGATGGGATGAAATTAAACCCTCCTGCTTGTAATTAATCCATAGTTTACAAACTATTAAATATATCATTGATCAAAATTTATATTTAAATAATATAAATTTAATATTTATTGAGTATTAATGATGAGAACGTTTTACAATAGATACGTCTAAAGTTATTTCTCCTTCACGTCCGACTTCTCCACGTTCGAAGAACACTACATCTCCTTTCTTGAGATTTTCTACTAATTCAAAGTTCACATCATTTTCAAAAGTAAATACTCTTGGAGTTTCTGTACCTGTTTGAATTGTAATAATAACAGATGTGGCTTTAGAAGATCCTTTAACTCTTAATTCTCTACATTTTTTAAGAGTTATTATTTGATTAACAAGACCTAATTCATATTTGCATACTTTTTGTTCTAAGTATAGTGGAACTGGAACTTCTTCAGAAGGATTTGGTTCCAATATTCCTGTTTCAAGAGATAATACAATATCTGGTTCATGGTGTTTACACTTATGTTTGTAACCCATTTATATATTATTTATTATTTTTTGATAAATTATTTATTTGATAAATTATTTAGAAATTTTTTTCCAAATAAAATAAATGTCTCACTATCCTATATCCCTTAACTTCCAACATTTTTCATTAGGGTCTTTACAAATGGATTCTCTTTAGGAGTATTATAAATCTTATAGGCATAAGGTCTTTTCAATGATTTATATATAACAGATCTAGATATATAGGTTGAATCCAATTCATTCTTTATATTTTCTATAAATTCGTCTAATTCATCATCCTTAATATAAATATCTTTAATCATATTTTTAAGATTATATCTATCATCATCTAATAAATATGTATATAATCGGATATATGTTTTTCTTATGATCTCTTTGTGGATCATATTTACATCAGGTGAATCAGATACAATTTCAATAGGAGCTATTATACTTTTCCTTTCCTTTATTCCTAATTCAATATATTCTATTCTGACTTTATAACTCTTTAATAGTTGTATATCGGATACAGAACCGTAAGGTTTATAAATTATAGTATAATCGTCAGACAAATTATATAATTGAGTCTCTCCTACTAATATTTCTCCAGACATTTCTTTTACATCAAAAATTAAAGCCTCGTCATCTAAAACTTCTCTTGGCTGAATATTACCTTCTATAAATATATTTATATTGAATATACTAGATCTTAAAATATCTTCCGCTAATCCACCAAATATGCAAGGAATTTTTTCTTCTCTTACATATAAAAAATCTCCAATATGATCTAACAATTCTATATTTATTTCATAACCATAACCTAAGGTTATTATTTTACAGTTTTTAGGTTTATGTTCTAATAATCTATTAAAACTGGTATGAGTTCTATATTTACCATAATTAACATTCCCATCTGTCAAAATTAACAACCAATAATATTTATTCTCCCATATTAGATTTTCAAATATAGTTTCTAAACCTTTACCTAAATTAGAAATAGAACTGGTATCAACACGATTAATTGTATCCATATAACTATCTGTAGAGCATAGATTATCCCATATTTTCTCTACATATTCGTTATAGGTATAAACTTTTACGTTAATTAATTCTCTAAAACATAAATCAATAATAGACTCATCAGAGTCACCTAATAAAGTCTTTTGAAAATCTAACAAGGATTGTTTAATAAGTGGTAAATGTGAATTCATACTATCAGATGTATCGATTAATATAATAATCTCTTTCTGAAAAGATAATATGTTAGATTCTAGAATCTTTTCTATACTTTTCTCCCGATTAGGGTGTAGATTTATATAAATTTGGTCCCCCTCACTATCCTGTATTCCCTTAACTTCTAACATTTTTATTTTAATTAGAATCTTTAGATAGAAAATGATCTAAGGATAAGAAATGTAAATAAGAAAAATTTGTGATGGTAAATGGTAAATCAAATAATTATTCAACAACAAAAACGTATAACCGTCCATGGGACAAGAAAACAAATATAGATATGGTAAAATCTAAATCTAAAAATAAGAAAAAGAATGCTAGAGATATTATCTATCCTTTATTTGAGAAATGTGCTGCTTTAACTAATGATAAATTTTGGGTTTCAATATTTCAAAATTGCGCCCGAGGAAAATTTCCCCGTTATTTCTCTTTTAAAAATAACCTATTAACTTATCGAAAAGCTAATAAGACTAAAAGAATATTAATAACCAATTCCCCATCTGAAGCCTTTACAACCTCTATTGGGTTCTTTCAGGAATTTGGTGGTATTTTATCTGAATCTGATAGGAAAAAAAGACAAAGAGATGAGGAGGAGAGAATGTTAGAATTGGCTAATAAACAAGATTTAACTTGGAAAGATATTAAAATAGATAAGATCAAAGAGGTACTTATTAGTGAATTTATTGATGATTTAAGTAATAAAATGGAGTTTAATAGTGTAGAAAAAAATGAACTCACCACCACTATTAAAAAGGGGTTTATGTTAAAATATTTTAGCAATGATGATGTTTATATGGAGGATGGTAGAATTTTAGAGATTGATGGATTAGTTTTCGATAAAAAGAATAATCAATACCAGATTGATCCGGATTATATAAAATCTCGACCTGGTAGAAAGATCAATGGTCTAGGAATCGAAAAGAGTCTTAATCATAGTCAAATTGATTTTATGGAACTCTGGTCTAAATATTTAGAAAATCTAGAAGAGAAAAGATTTAGAAAGGTAAAGACATACAGTTCAAGTTATTCAAGTACAAATCAATCATCTGATGAATATTCATCTACAAGCTTTAATCTACCTAAAAATTTATCTTCCACCACATAATATTTATTTAATCGCTGATTTAAATACGTATAGTTATTTTATTATGTCTTGTAAACTGATATATTTCTTTAGGTATCTCTTTTATCTGGTTATTACTTAACTCTAATATTCTTAAATTGTGAAGTTGTGTTAGTTCTTTGGGTATCTCTTTTATCTGGTTATCCATTAAGTTTAATGTTCTTAAATTACGAAGTTGTCCAACCTCTTTAGGTATTTCTTTTATCTCGTTATACATTAACATTAATGTTCTTAAATTACGAAGTTGTCCGATCTCTTTGGGTATCTCTTTTATCTGGTTATCCATTAACCATAAATGTTGTAAATTGTGAAGTTGTCCAATCTCTTTAGGTATCTCTTTTATCCCTTTTCTTGATAAAGACAAG